CATTTTTGCCGCTTTTCTGCCCACGTAACCCCGGGGTGGCCACTCTTGCTGTTGGCACTCACACGTCGGTTTGTCGCCGTGGCTTGGCGTGTCTGGGTAATAAGATTTTCTAAGCGGCAATCATCATAGTCGCCGTTGACTTGCTTGATATCCTCAAGCGGCCACTCTCCATAATAGTGGAACCAAGCAAGTCTATGGGCGAGGTGTTTTTCTCCCCCTAGGTTGATGTAGCGGCGCCCATTCCGGGCCACAACACCAGCGCGGTCCCCAACTTTGACGCGATTCGATTGAGGCTTGACCCACACAAGAAAACCCGTCTCCGGGAAGTAGTCCAGAGAGGCCCTGAGAAGATCAATAGTCAGCTTCGATTTCATTTTCCCGCTCTCCAGTTGCGATAAGAAGCACTATCTCACCGAACCGGAACTTCGTCAAGACTACGAACAGTTAACTTGTGGGGAATTCGCCCCAAGCGCTACGTGGATCGTTGATACCGAAACTATAACGCTCATATGCCTTGACAAGGAGATTGTCAGTGATATTATCGACCCACATATCGCTCTCATACGGAATGCGGAGCATGTGGATCATCCCCTCGACGTTCGTGGTCATGAACCACGCGAAGTTCGAGGTGAGGAAGTCCATCACGATGAACCCCTCGGGAAGGCCGCCCGAGAGCGTCAGGATGGCGTTGACATCATTGTCCGCGGTGCCGGGGCGCAACTCCGTCTTGGTGAGACGGATCGCGATGCCTTCCAGGTTGGGCGGCACCACCAGGCGCCGGGCGCGGGAGAGAATGCGCAGGCCGCGCTCGTTGACGAACTGGGTGCGGACGTTGGTCATGTTCGCAAGCAGCGCCGACTCGTTGAGCGACTTCGGCGTCGATGACGTGTTTGCCCAGGTGCCCCCGTCATAAGGGTGCGCGGTCGAGAAGAAGGCGACGCCGTCGCCGATCTGCGAGCTGTTGTAGGTGGTGCCCAGGTTGAGCACGTTCGCACCCTGGATTTCCTTGAATTGGGCGAACGCTTCCTGGAGCTTCAAGTTGGTCGGATTGAACTGCGCCTTGTAGAGCAGGTCATCGATCGCCTTGCGGGTGATGGCATAGCCGAGCGCGACCTCGATGTGGACGAACGCCCAAGTGAAGCGCTCGCCGGCATTGTTGTCGAACTGGGTGGCAGCGCCTTCGTCCTTGAGATAGGGAAGCGCTACGAACGCCATCTGCGTCGAGCGCTCGACCGCCATATTGGACTGGTGAGTCTTGAAGACCTTGTCCCACTGGCGCGGGATCATGTCGTAGGAGCCGCGGACATCGAACAGGCCGGGCAGGAGTTCGGAGCGGACGTTTGCTAATGCGACGGGCATGGTTCAGTGCTCCCCTTAGCTCAAAGTCGCGGTGCACTGTTGGTTGAACCCGACGATCACCCATCCATAGTTGGAGGTGGTGTCGGACCCGTTCCCGATGCCGTTGGTGGCATAGAGACCAAGCACGCGGAATGGCTGGAGAGCATTGGTGGTGGTGATGCTCGCGGCATCGACCACGTAGGTCGAGTATCCACCTCCTGCCGTTGTGCCGCCGGAGCCCGTCGAGATGCCGATGTTGCGGCCGATCGCGGTTGCCGGGACGGTCGTGAGAAGCGAAGCCACCAGGAACTTGGCGTTCGGGGCGTTGACGATGTAGGCGGTCGCGTCCGCGTTCGCGGCGCCGGGCCACCAGGGCGACCATTGCGGAGGTCCGCCGGTCGATGGCGTGAATTCGCACCCCTGGAAGATGCCGACAATCGCGGTGCCGGTGCCGGTCGCGGGCTGGATGTACTGGGACGCCGTCGAATAGATCACGGCATCGCCGAAGTAAATCTTGGTGGTATAGGTCGAAAGGATTGGCGCGGTCGCCAATTGATAGTCGGGCGCACCGCCGGACAGAAATCCGATGTGCTTGAACCCGAACTGGGCCTGGGTGTTGGCCATGCGAAAACAAGCTCCGAAATGGGGCTCGTCCAGGCAGGCGCTGCCAAGGTCGAAGTCCGGGGAAAACCGCTGCGGCTCGCTGCGGGAGATTGCCGTCAGACCATCCGGCGCGGATCAGTCTTCGGCTTGGTGCTCGACCCTCTGCGGCACGCAGAAGGGAACAGTATTTTTCCGCTTATCTCATTGACGGACCGTTGTCAATAGGCTCATTCGGCCGCCTGCATCTGCACCGGTTCCGCTGCAAGTTCGGCCGGCACATACAGCTTGGCCTCGGTCGGCGCAAGATTACCCGGCAACACCATCGGCCCCGCCGTGGTGCCGCCTGCGCTTGGCAGAAGCGCTGCGGCCTCGGCTTGCGCCTGCGCTGCCGCTTCGCGCTCCTGCGCCTCGATCACGTCAAGATAACGACCGCAGTAATCGAACGGCCCGACATGAGAAATCTTGTGCCCGATCGCGGCCCATGTCTTCCCGCCGCACTTGTTCCACCGCATGCAGAACGAGAGGTCTTCCGAAACTTGGCCGCGCTCCGGCAGATCGATCTTATCGAATGCGCGAATAAGACGGGTACATTTGGCGTCCTTCATCATCTGGCAGGCCGGATGGAGAGACAGCCGCGTATCGACGATCTCCGGAAACTGCTCGAGCATCCGTGTCACGACCTCGCGGGAAATCAGCGTGCACCCCATGCCGACGCCCTCGACCCGCATGAACCCAGCGCGACGTTCGGTGACCTTCTCCCCGGTTCCGGAGCCCGCCCATGACAGCGGCAACTTGCGCTGGGGATAGAGCGTTCCGACCAGAGGCTCCCCGAACATGAGCATATCGAGCACCAGCTCGGGGGCAAAACCCATGTCGGCGTCGATGAACAGGATATGCGAGGCATCAAGGGCATCATAGAAGATCGTCAACGCCATTGAACGCAGTTCGGCGATATCAGGGAAGGACAACGTCGACACCCCGCCGCCGATGCCCTTGGCCGCGAGAGCCTGCTGCAGCGCATGCGTCGTCAGAAACGTGGTCGCCGTGATGTGCTGGCCGAAAGCGGGAACGAAGATGAAGATTTTATGTGCCATGAAGTCTCTCAGTTGGTGTTGTCGAGCAACTCACGCCCCGCTTTGACCGAGGCGGCGATAGCGGTGTTTAGAAGTCCGAAATAATGAGGAACGGCGTCGGTTTTGCAGAACTCAAAGTCCTGCGGACACTGATGATGCTTGAAGATGATGCAGCCTTCCCACGAATAGTAGCTGTTCCAGAACAGCGGACCCTTGCGCAACAGGCCCTCCAACCGATCGCCATGCTCGTTCATCTTCAAGTGTTCGATCAGCGGATATTTGGCGACGAAGTGAAGTTCTTTGCCGGACCGCCAGACGATGTAACGGTGATGATGGAAGCCTCGATATTCCGGCCCACCTCCGTCGACTCCTTTGGTCAATTCGACGATCGGCGATGGTGTCTCCACATACCCGGCTTTGCCGACCCGGGACATTTCCGCGCACAGCAGGAAGGGGTTGAACAAGTCCTCCAGCGTGTGCCGGCATACTACGAAGTCGAAAGCCTTGTCCGCGAACGGCAAGGGCTCGTTGGCGACATCGACCTTGACGAGCTTGTCGGGATCGACGCCTTTGATATCAATCAGGTCGACATAGACATCGGCGCGCGGGAATGGGCGGATCCCGGGGCCGATTTCGAGAACCTTCCATCCCGGCTGGATGACATTTCCGAGCCATGTGCCGACCTCGGGCAACGGTCCGTAGTGGCGAACGTCGGACGCGGTGAACACTTAGAGAAATTCGAGATGTGCGGGCGCTTTTTCACTGGGGAACGACGCCTCGCCACGGCTGTACTTGTAGAGCCACGAATTGGTCTGCGTCTGAAGACAGTTCGGCCCGCAGCGCTCCTGGGGATTGAATTCGTCACTCGCGAGATATTGCACGACCTCCCAGTACCGATCCGACCGCCAGATGTCCTTGAAGCGTTCCTGCGTGATGTTTCCACAATGAAATGCCTTGTACCTTTCATTGAACAGGAATCCGCATGGAGCAATCAAACCGGAGCCGCTCATCTGCAATTGGAACGGAGGCCCCATGCACTTCTTGTAATCGCGCTTACCCTCGTCGGCGAGTCGCGCCCACTTGACAACAACGCGGAAAGTCTCGTCGCTGTAGGACTCGGCTTCAAGGAATGTGTCCGTGAGCGCATCGTATTTGGAGTAGTCGACGCCGAGCCTGCCGAGGATGTCATCAGCCGTATGTTTGAAAATCAAATAATGGGGGCGCAGTTCCTTGGCTAGTTTCGCAAGCGGGATGATCTGGTCGTGAAATTCAGGCATCGTGACCATCTGTAAATTAACACTGACCTGCAGATTATCACGACGAACGATGTCCATGGCGTCGCGAACATTCTGGACTACCTGATCATAGTCTCGACCCTTGAGGCCCATGATCTCGCTGTAGCGCTTGCGCTCGCCGGCCGAAAAGTTGAAGCGTAAATACGAAATGTGAGGAAGGATGCGTTCGAGCAGCGCTCGCTTCAACCGGACGCCGTTTGTTCCGATACCGATCTTGATGCCGAGTTTGGCAGCATGCTCGATGGAATCGACGTACCACGGCACAACCGTCGACTCGCCATCGCTGATGAGACTGATGCCGCGCACGCCGATCTCGGCAGCATCATCAAGAAAATCGAACGCGTGTTTCTTTGTGATGTGTCCACCCTCGTTTGCCTGGAGGGTCGCATAACAAAAAACGCAGCTCGCATTGCATTGCCGCGTCCAAGCGACATCCATCGTGACCGGCGCAATACGCTCACCACGAGACCACGCCTCCACTCGATCGCGCCACCACCCAATCTTGCTGCCATCAAGCACGAGATCGTGAACCGCCGACCCGGTGACGACATGATTGATGAGTTCTGGAAGCGGAGAGGTCATTTCAAAGAGCCTTCCGTTGAGCTTCCGTCATCGACCGGCGCAGCTTGGAATCGTCAGCCATGGTTTCCTTGAAGACCTCGCAGGGGGCCGCAGTGAGTTCACGCAGGCTTTTCTCGAATGCCAGGAGTGCGCGGCCTTGGGCATCGGCGGGAATGCCGGAGCCGAACTTGACGAGGACGTGGTAGCGGGGAAGGTCGGTCAATTTAACGGGCTCATATTTTTGAGTTTATGGACGGCCATCGTTTTTCGAATCTGATCGCTGACAAAATCGATCATCATCTCTTGAGACGATTCGCTCTCGTAATAAGATGCGATCATGGTGGCGAGGACGGTCAACGCGACGCGAACGGACATATTCGGGCCAACCGTCTCATGCAGAGAGGTTGTTATGTCGTTAGACATATTTAGCACGCGCTGCGCTTCGGTCATGCGGCACGCTGATCCCCATACAGTTCCGTCCGCTCCACTAGGATGGTCGAGCAGTCATCCACCAGCGCCCGCCGGTAGGCCGGCATGATCGATTCCGCTTCCGGCAATTGGATCACTTTGATGGTCCGCAGCATCTTGTGGAACGCTTTGGAGAAGTCGTCGTCATGCTGCGGCCCAGGATAGAACGGCTTCGTTGCGGGGGTTGCCACGCGAATGATGACCTTTGGCCGATAGCCGCCCGCCGAGTACAGCGGAAGGCGATCGAGATGATTGACCAACTGATTCGCAGCACACAGCAGAAAGTTCCAGCGCGGAAACACGCAGACCGGTAGCATTCCGTCAATCGCCATGCCGGTGGCGATTCCCATCTGCATGTCCTCGGCGACGGGCATTTCGAGGAGTTGGTCGCGTGGCACATCACGGAACGTCGGGCTCATGGTCGTGCCGGGATTGGCAACACCTTGGCCGAGGAAGATCGCGCGGCGCTCTTTCGCCAGAGTCGCCATGGCGAAGCAAAGTTCGGAGAAGTAGTTCATTCAGAACCGCACGTACTTCCCAACGCCCACATGAGGCCGCGTCAGCCAGTAATAATACCTCGTCTCGTCAGGAACGCGCCGCGCCGTTCCCCACACTTCGTCGGTTCGCGTACAGACCGACACACCATTGTCCTCGATCACGAACGACACCGGCAGATCGTGACCGGCGCAGTATTTGACACACTCGTGATAGATGCCCGTGGTCGCCGTCATGTCGCCGACGAAGACGTGAACGCGCTCAGGCCCGTTGCGCCGCTTGATGGACATCCCCAAGCCGGTTGCGATCGGGCATATTCCGCCAACGATAGCCGAGGACACGATACGATACGCAGGAAAGCATAGCGCGATGGATCGCCCTTCGACGATCGCTTGCTTGACCTCCTGCGGCGGCACACCCTTCAGTAAGCAGTGGTAGTGACTGCGCCACTGGCTTAGAACCCAGTCCTGGGAACTCACCTGGTTTCTGAAATATGATATCAGCCATTGCTCGTTTCCCCCTGCGAGATGGACCGGAGATGCGATCCTGCCGGCCGCGAACTCGGCGGCGATGTCGGCCTCGAAAGCGAGAAGGTCATCCGGCGTCACTCAATCCACCAATCGATCCAAGATCGCATGCAGGATGGCGAGATGAGCGGTCTCGACTACCCCATAGCTTTCCGAAGGCACATAAAAGTTGATGTCGCCCATGGAACGCAGCATGTTGTCTGGGGCAAAGCCAGTGAGGGTCACCACAGTTGCCGTGCCCTT